AGAAATTGGATATTCCATATACGAAATTCAATATGAGGAAGGTGGATTATTTGATATTAGCATTGATGCAACATATCTAATTCATACTGTAGGAAATGGAAAATTAGAAGGAATGATTGCAGAATTAAATACTTATAAACCAACAAAAAAATTATACGTGATACTAATACAAGATCCCAAACTATTAAAGAAAAAAGATAACGGATCAACATTATCGTATTATTTTGTAGATATAAATTTAAATATTTTCAGACATGCAAAACAATGCAATTATGATAATATTTTGGTATTAGAAGACAATTGTTTTTTTAATCCAGCAATAAAAGAAGCGGAAAATGTATTATGTTTAAATGATTTCTTATTGAATCAGAAAGACAATGTATTAATTTATTATTTAGGATGCCTTCCCATTTATAGAGAGAAATTGTCCTCCATAAGTAACCATTCGTATATTTATTTGTGCGGGTCAACACATTCAATTGTTTATTCTAAAACGTCAAGAGAAATGATGTTACGAGTAAATTCATCTACCATAAAAGAAATGGATAGTTTTCTTAACTTGTATCACCCTTTCCATAAAAAAAGATATTTATACAAGATACCTCTTTGCTATCAGTTATTTAAAAATGTGGAAGATGGTCAATTTGGTTGGGGTGTAAATTACAATAATAAGCATTTCCACAAAATCCTATCTATTTATGGTAAGTACAATATATCAAAATTTAATTTGCATAAGACTCCGGAACCAGGATTTACAACCATGTATGAAAAATCAGAGATAAAAATCCCTATTAGCAAATTGCCTGTGGATACATTTATTCAAAAATTGAGTGGAATCTTTTTAAAATAAGTTACAGCTAAACAAGCTTGCTACAGAACCATGTTCCAATCAACACCCATACCGCGTCAATGCTACTTGCTCCAGTATTAATTAGCCACCGTAAACCCCGACATTGAGGAGTAGATGTAATAAACAGTGACACAACAAATCCAACAACAGAATTTGGGGTGCAGAAATAAACATACATGTGAGACGCAGCATAATGAAGAACAATCCATATTATAAACCCTCCTGCAACAGACCATCCCCACTTAACCACGTTAGATACATAATCCCGGTAGTTTTTTACAGAATCATTGTCCATTACAATCTTACTTTTTGATACAGGCAACTATCAAAAAGTATTGTTCAATTTTTATCGTCTAAAAATGCTATCATAGATGAACATATTATTAGATGGGTCGTAAATAAGTCTATTATTATCTCCATCTGGTGGCAAAAGCATAGTTTGCATTAGATTAAATAAGTCGGCTGGTTGCGATAAAGGATTTACAGGAGCTGGAGTCGGAACTGTATTTGTATTTTCAACTGGATTAGACCTGGTAGATTGACTACGAATATCATGCCGACAAACTGGACATCTTACGTTTGTTTGAAACCATGAATTAAATTCATTCTCGCAAAAAATATGAGAACAATGATTTAATTGTCTAACCCTTTCATCTGGTGTGAAAGGTTCTAATGAAATTGGACAACTGGTATTGATAGGATTTTCTATTTCGCGATAGAGAACCAATCTTGATGCTTGTTGAATCTCCTGTTCTGTGGGAACAACCGGAACATTTGTAAAAAAGGTGGATAATAAATCAGATAGACGATTTTGAATAATAGAGTTTCTCGGAGTTCTATTAGATCTTCCAGTGCGTTGGTTTGCAAAGGGGCGAAATGATGCACTTGGTTGAGAAGGAACTCTATGTTGTATACGATTGACGACTACATCCATACCATCTTGAATGCGATCTAATTGTCCTAAAAGACTATTAATTTGTGATTGAACATTATTATACATCATAATATAATTATTCATTAAATAAACATCTTGATCGTTTACAATGGATGAATTATTCATGCTATATTAGTGTTTTATATTTTATATTTATTTTCTACGAATATTTTATTCATGATGAAGTAACTTATACAAATTATCTACATATATATAGAATAAAAATAAAACAGGTGTTAGAGGCCAATATCTTATAGAATCCAGCATAAAATAATAAGGAACTGTAATAATTTTATTGGTATTCTCTTGAAAATACTTTGCATCTTCACCACATTTGGTTTCATTATTTCTCGCAGTTTTAGCATAATTATAATCATTTTTTCCATTCACTAAATCTGTATGTCCAAACAAGATGCACTCCTCTTTATAGGGTATAAAATGTTTACAGTCCTTGCATAATTTTCTTGGTATAATGCGAGTAGATTCTGTGGATGTAATAAAAATAAATAAACATAATGATAATAGGTTCATAGTGTGCTTATTGTAATATCTTTATGCGGGTTCGCTGACGATGTATAAAAAATGCGCGTTTCTCCAAATAGAGGGAAGATAAATTAGATTCGTAAAACAGGTTAAACAAATAACACCATATATAATAAGTACAATAAAAATCATGTCATTTAATAAAGATAAATACTCCGGTAAAGGTCTAACTGGTCTGGGGAATTTAGGAAATACATGTTTTATGAATTCGTGTTTACAGATTCTTTCTCATACCTACGAGCTAAATGAGTTTTTAGATAAAGAAACTTATAAAAAGCGTTTAAATAATAAATACGAATCTGCATTAATTATTGAATGGGACAGTCTCAGGCAACTCATGTGGAAAGAAAATTGCGTCATTAGCCCGGGTAAGTTTTTAAAAACAGTTCAGAAGTTAGCCCAGATAAAAAAGATTGATATTTTTACTGGATTTGCCCAAAATGATTTGCCAGAGTTTTTGCTATTTATGGTGGATTGTTTTCACACTGCCTTGATGCGAGAAGTAGATATAAAAATAAACGGGACAATCGTCAATGATACCGATAAGATTGCAGTAAAATGCTTTGAAATGATAAAGAATATGTATACGAAGGAATATTCCGAAATATGGAATATTTTCTACGGCGTCCACGTTTCTCAAATACAATGTTCCGATGGACTCAAAACCTTGAGTATGACTCCTGAGCCCTATTTTATGATTAATCTCAGTATACCCCAAGACAACAAATCTCCAACATTGTACGATTGTTTTGATCTTTATACATCAGACGAGAAATTAGAGGGGGAAAATGGATGGTATAATGAGGAAACAAAAGAAACGGAAAATGTAAATAAAAATATCAAGTTTTGGAGTTTTCCTAATATTTTAGTGATTGATTTGAAGCGTTTCAACTCTAAAAATGTGAAAAATCAAATTTTTGTGGATTTCCCCATTGAAGGATTAGATTTATCCAAGTATTGCATTGGCTACAAGAAACATGATAACATATATGACTTATATGGAATTTGCAATCATAGCGGAGGTGTATTAGGTGGTCATTACACGTCATATGTTAAAACCGCAAATGATAAATGGTACCATTTTAATGATACGAGTGTAGCCGAAGTTGGTAATTTGCCAAGTCTTGTATCCCCGAAGGCATATTGTTTTTTTTACCGAAAGAGGATATAAAGAGTTTAGTTTGTTATTATGTACAGTTTTCATGACAACAAATCCGAGTTTTCAGAATTCTTCTATGGACGAAGTGTTGCACTGGATCAACACTTCATACACGCCCGCCAACGAGCCATTTCTTGTTTCAAATTTTGAAACAGTCATCAACTATGCATCTGATGCAAAAAATCAAGATCAAACCTTAGCACTTGTAAGTGCTATTTTATCCAAAGTAAATCCCCAATGCTACGATAAATTAGCATTACAATGGTTTAACGCATTTAATTCAATGAAATGGCAAGTGAAGCGTATGGCTCTTCAATGCATTTCCAAATTTGCCCAGTTGCACCCGACCGTTGCAGCTCAAAACATGCCAGAAATTATCAACCAACTTATTATTATTGGAAACGACCCGAAAAAGGAAATCCGCGTTCAAGTACAGGAAACATTTGTGGATGTTTGCAACACGATTGAAAATGTGGATATTAAGCATTTGATTCCTGCTGTCATTGCAGCATACATGAACCCATCACAAGAAACCCAGAAGGCACTTGATGCATTAGTGTCTACCCCATTTGTCAATGATATTGACATCCCCACACTCGGATTCTTGGTTCCCCTTCTTACAAAGTCAATGCGAGAACGTAAGATGGTTTACCAACGCCGGGCTGCTGTCGTTATTGAAACATTGACCAAGCTTCTTAAGAATCCGATTTATGCCAAACAATTTTATCCTATTTTAGAGCCAGTTCTAACCAGAGGATACGATGAAATTGCCGAGCCAGAAATCCGCAAAGTTTGTTTCAATTCGCGCGAAGTATTGACAGGCGTTTACAATCAAGGTGTCAATAAGGCACTTGAAAATTATAGCCACGAGAACTGCAAAGCCACTTTTATGCAGTTTATAAAGGATGATAAGGCCTTAGATGAGTTAGTAAATTATTCCATTGATTTAGTTTGGAATTTAGTCAAGCAAGAGTGCCGCCACGATCCCACGTGGGTTTCTTGTATTCGCCCCTATTTGTCGTATTCTATAAAGGACGACGCAGAACTAACTGCCGCCGTTGATCAAATTAAAGATACAATTATTAAGACCATTACAGTTTATGAGTATAACCCCGAAGATGACGAAGAGAATTTGTGCGACTGTATGTTTTCACTTGCTTATGGAACCCGCGTTCTATTACATCAAACACCATTCAAAGTAAAAGTTGGCCGTAAGTATGGTCTCGTTGGTCCCAACGGTGCGGGAAAGTCCACTCTTATGAAAGCAATTGCCAACAAAAATTTGCAGGAGTTCCCTCCTGAGTTGAAGAGTGTTTATGTGGAACACGACATCCAAGGTGAAAACTCCGATACGAGCGTCCTCCAATACATTCAGAATGATGAAAAAGTGAAGGATTTAGGAATTGCAGTCAACACAATTTTGGATGGGTTAGCATCGGTCGGATTTGAGCAAAATATGATTCATGGCCCAGTGACAGCTCTTTCAGGAGGCTGGCGCATGAAGCTCGCACTCACGCGAGCAATGTTGTTGAATCCCGATATGCT